GCTGTGGGTCCCATCTTTAAGCTGATAGAGGAGAAGGTTTATGCATACCCGGCCTTTATTAAGCATGTCCCAGTAGCCGAGCGCCCAGATTATATAATGGAGCGCCTACATCGTGAAGGAGCTAAATATCTCGCGACAGATTACACGGCTTTTGAGTCGTTGTTCGTTGAGAAGTTGATGATCGCCTGCGAATTTGAATTGTATTCGTACATGACACAGTACCTGCCAGATGGTGCTAATTTCATGCGCCTTGTTCGAGAGGTGTTAGGTGGTCAAAATTTGTGTGTCTTTAAACACTTCCGCGTGCAGCTGAATGCCACGCGGATGTCAGGGGAGATGTGCACCTCGTTGGGCAATGGATTTTCAAATCTGATGTTCATGCTATTTACCTGCCAAGAGGCAGGATGCACAGAGGTTATTGGCGTGGTTGAAGGGGACGATGGTCTCTTTACCATGATTGGGAACCCCCCCAAGGAAGTGGACTTTGCCCGTTTGGGGCTAGTTATTAAAGCTGTTGAGCATGACACGATTTCAACAGCTTCCTTCTGTGGCATAGTGTTCGATCCAAAAGATCGGATTAATGTCACGGATCCAGGCAAGGTTTTAGCTAACTTTGGATGGACACAGCGGCTTTACAATAGGACTCGTAGCGGGAAGCTTAAGGTTCTGTTGCGCTGTAAGGCACTATCATACGCATATCAGTATCCCGGTTGTCCAATTATCATGGAACTCGCGGCGTACGGACTTAGAGTTACAAAAGAGGTACCTAAGGACGGGCTGTTGAAATCTTTACACCGGAAAGGCGCAGACAGTTATAAATCGGCTGTCACAATCGCCGCCATAAAACGAGGGAACATACCTCGTCTGGAACCTGGATGGAACACCAGGCTTCTTGTCGAACGACTTTATGGTTTTACCGTGGAACAACAATTTCACATAGAGGCCTATTTGCGCTCTCTAGATATACTTCAACCTTTGGACGATCATGTCCTCATAGCAAAATTACCCCTAGTGTGGGGAGACTATTTCACCAGGTATGCTTATCCTGCTGATCGG